AATGTATTGAGAATGCTCCAATATTTTCATAATCTTTTATTGGGTTACCACCCAAGGCTTTTTTAAATATAAAAGCAACTTTGTTTTGATCTGAAATTTTTTCTGAAAAATCAATTTCTTTTAAACTACTGTTTAAATGTAGGCTTGCTGCTTGAAGAGGGCTTGCTGATAAAAACCTAGTAGAAACTGCTTGTGGCCCTAGTTCTTGCTCTGTTGGAGGAAAGCCATGATAGTAATAATCATTATCATTATTCCAGTTAGTAAACTTTATTCCATTTTTTATTGTTGCATCACAATTTTTAACTAAGTCTGGAATAGTAATTTCTAAATGTCTAAAAAACTGAATAAATGTTGGCACAGATCCTTCTCCAGCACCCAATATCCCTATGTCTTCTGATTCAATTAAGACTATGTTTAGTTTTGGGTATGACTTTTTAGCCATCAGTGCGGTAAGCCATCCAGCAGTTCCTCCACCAACAACAACTATATTCTTTGTCATTACTTTCTTCCCCATTGTATATAGTTCCACCCACGCTCATGGAAGTAATAAAGGATTGTCTTTGTAACTACCTCGAAACTTGCAATTGCACCTGCTGTAACTGGCTCTTTGGTTATTACCCAAGATATAACAAATGTATCTGCTGTTCCAATTATACGCCATGTGATAGCCTTTAGTGCTGATCTTTGTTTGGATACATTCATGATGGCCACTCCATATTGTTAGGCTTAGTAATTAAAGTCCAGACTTTAGATACCCATCTCTTTACGTTTTTGCGTAGCCGATATAGCATGAATGTCTGCCCCCAAATCTACTTGTTCAATCTTGTATCCCACATCACGACCATAAACAATGTTGGTAATGTTGGGTAGTCTTAGTACTAATGCGCCGTCCATAAATTCGTCCTTGGCAATATATTCTTTTACCTGATCAAACTTGAGAGGATCCTTTTCGCTTGTATTATAGGTATTACGGACTCCAAGAAGTACTTGGTCAGTTCTCTTGCCAGCCTCCCTGTAAAGGGCGTGGTGGCCCTCGTGCCAGGGCTGGTACCTACCCAGCATAAGAGTTGTAGGGGCTGTCCAGTCGTGTAACTGGCAAGCGGCAATGATAAGGTCAGCCTCTTCTTCTACGGTCATCCCACAGGGGATTCTGACATCGCATGACTCTGGATCTTCCCACATCTTATTTGTATCTTCAAATCTTCCAAACTCAATTCTGTCTACCCAAATTAAAATATCTGGCTTACCAAATGCTGCACGGGTTAGATCAGTTGGACATACAAAATCAACTACTACTGGAGCAACTCCTTGCTTAGCAATAAGCCTTGCCATGTCACCCATACGCCTTGCCTGTTCAATTCTATCTTCAGGACTAAAACCTAAGTCTGAATTTACTGTTGCACGAACCTCATCAGCATTAAGATGAATAGCGTTAATTCGTTCTTTTAGTGCCTTCGCTAGTTCTGTTTTGCCAGAACCTGGAAGACCAATAATCTGAATAATCATTTTTAGTCCTTTAGTCGGTCTTGCTTTAACTTATCTCTTTCATCAACAATGCTAATCATAAAGGACATCATGCTGTTGTACCCGTCTGGGATTGCCATTATTTTGTTGTAGTGGTGACCACAAAACAGCAGGTCTCCACTTATCCCTGTGACCTTAACTAAGGCCTCAGCACTACATCTATCACACCGATCTAAAGGTGATAGCAGCCAATCTTGCTTTACTTCATCTTTAATCATTGTAAACATTATACTACCGCTTTCTGTTGTCTGTGGAATAATAGCCAGAGCCGTTAAAAACAACTCCTACATTAGAGTATACACGTTCCAGTGGTAGATTGCAAGTTTCACAATCATACCCTGGATCGTTGTCTTTAATTGAACGCTGTTTGATTATTGTACCTTCGCATTTTCCAGTACAGGTATATTCATAAACAGGCATATTACTTCTTTTTCTTTTCCTTAACATACCAGACAGGTAGTTTTAATTCATCGCCAGACCACTCATACCCAAGTGATTTGACGACAAACTTAATTATCTTAATACGCATTATTTTACCTTGTGTCCAAACTTTGCCCAGACTCTCTCATGTAGGTAATAGAATGTCATTTCTAACGCCATGTATGAAAGTGCATATAGTCCAACATACTCCCATTCAGCCTCACCATAAATTATATGGCTTGCTGCAAATAAAATTCCAGCAACAAAAGTAAAATGTACAAATGGCCAACTGATTGTTTTTAGTAGTGATCTTTTTTTGGAATCCATTATAGGGCTACCTGAGCCTTTCCTCCGCCACCAGAAGACTTCTTAGCAGCAGGCTTAATTTCCTTTGGTGCTGCCTTCTTAACTGGTGCTGCGGTAGTTGCAGATGCAACGATCTTGTTTAGTAGTGGAGCATTTTCTTCACCAGTGTATACTGGACGACCCCAACCAACAACAGCGTTAACTAACTTCTTCTTATTGTTCTTTACATATGCACGAGTTTTTTCTACGCACATTCCTCCATTGCGCTGGTCTCCCTTTGCAGTTCCTGAAGTGTTTCCCTCAATAACCTGGATTGTTCCATCGCCATTATTCTTAATGCAAAGGCCAACGTGTGAAATACGATTTACACCATCATCTGGGAAATCAAAATAAATCCAGTCTCCTGCTTGTGGGTCATCATTGCGAGCATCTGCCCAACGACCTTCTTTTTTAAACTGATCTGATGCTGCTACTGTTGATGCAGACTTAGGGAAAGACTTTACTCCCGCAGTAAAAGCACACCAAGAAACAAACGACTGGCACCATGGTTGGAAGTTAACCTTAATCCATGCACCATACTTTGTTTCATTATCTTTAGGGCCTTCAATTGTGCCCACTTCTTTCTTTGCAACCTCAATGATTGCCTCTAAACTTCCTTTTGCTGACATGATTACCTCCTTATAGGTATCTTTATATTATTATATCACGAGTTGCCCTTATAGGGATTCCCACCTAAAGTGCTTTCTATATTTTTCTAAGTCAATAACACTTGGATCTACCCACCAGTCCTCATGGTATTCTCTTGCAACTAAAGAATACCCCAAAGAGTCAAGAATCTCTCGTTGAACATCTCTCATTGCAATATTTCTCCAGTACATATTTGCGTCGTGCTCAAATGTTATTACTGAAAATCTATATTTATTTAGTGGCACAGCAATTAATCCGTGTAAGGATAGATAGGCATTGCCATCAGGTCTTCCGTTAAGTTTATATCCAGAGTCAATGTCAACTTGTAGATAGTCTATTTGATTAGGAAAGTTATTTTCTTCAAAATATTTAATGTAATTAAACTGAGTAGCATCGCCCAAGATGCAAGGGTTCTTTCTATTTTCGGTAATCTCTTTGTGTAGTTCTGGAACAATCTCAAACGATACTCCGTTCCAATCAAACTCTGTCTCTAGCCTGTAGGTGTTGCTTCCATTCTTAGAGTGGAACGCTCCTAGTTCTACATAGTACCCACCAGTTTTTTGATCTAACAGGTCTATGACAAATTCTTCTTGCCTACTTGTAGGTTGAAATTGCATATCGTTTCCTTTCAATAGTGTTACGCTGCCCCACCTGGCCTCGATCCAGGGACATCCGAATTAACAGTTCGGCACTCTACCAACTGAGTTATAGGGCAAAGTGGGCAGTTTTAGTCATGCCTAGGACTTTAAATATTATTACTTAGAACTAACAGCAACTACTCTTACTGCTTCAAATGTAGGAACTTTTTGCTTACCTACCATAGTAAAGTAGTCAACAAACTTAACTGATTCTTTTGTAAGAGAATTTAAATATTCTACAAAAGTTTTATAAGTATTGTTTTTAGTATACGCAGATGCAGAGATTGCTGCTGCTCCTGATGTTCCACCAAGGTTAAACTGTGCTCCATTTACCTTAGTAATAGAGAGTCCTCCAACTGCTAACAGGTCAAGTCCTGGACCTCTATTAGTTTGTGTCTCTCCAATTCTAACACCAGCATCAACTTGTTCAGTTAGTGATCCAACACCAACTACTCCAGCAACACACGCTGGGAATCCAACAGAAGTTTTATTTGTATCGTTACCTGTCGCAGCAAATACTGGAACATTCTTAGAGTTAAGCAATGAAACCGCATTGATTGTGACATTGTCTGTTGTGCACCAAGTTGGAATATTTATACTAGATTGACTAATTGATAAGGCATCAATACTATATTTTTCTGAGTTCTTTGATACCCAGTCGATTGATTTGCGTAAACTGTCAGCCCAGTTTGTGTACACAACCCTCTTGTTGGCAGTGTACTCTTCAGCATATCTAATAAATACAATCTTAAGGTTTGGATTAATTGCCAAGGCAGCCTTTACCATAGCATCACCGTGATATGCAGACATATTGTTTGAGTCTGCTGGGGGAGTTGCTATTGCTGCTGCTCCCTTTCCTTCCATAAAATTTGTCTTGTTTGGACAGGAATTTTTGTATGTATTAAAGCATACCTCATGAATGATCTGAGGGAACTTTCTTGAATCAATAGCAGTATCAATAATGGCTAGAACCTTTTGATCTTCTGCCTGTGCTGGCTGTACTACTGTAATTAATAGTACTGCTGATAGTAGTGCTAGTAGTGTTTTTTTCATTTTTGTCTCTCTCTTTGTTGTTGTTATTGTTTGATTTTTAAAACTACTTGGCAAGGGTCTCCGCCCTCTTCCCATTCTTTTTGCTCTTCTTCATCCATATATGGATCACCTTCGTGTGTATTGCAGAATGGTTCTGTTACCCATCCTCGTTCAATACCGTTTTCAAGCCAGATTTCAAACTCGTCAAAATCTGATTCTATATTTTGGATATCTCTTAGGATCTCGTCAAATTCTTCGCTCATGTATTAAGTATACCTTTAAAGGCTTACGATGTCAACTGGACCCATACAGGATGGGTTAAATTTAATAGCAGCATTTACTGCCTGCATTACTCTGTTCCTTGCATTTTTCTGTTTATCTGTTGCATACAAAACACCATAGGCATATTCTGCACCAGAACCCATAGCAAGATAAGGAAGCATGTATTTAGATAAAGACATATCTCCAGAACTATGTTCATAGATTTCTCCACGGACTGCAATAATCAAACCCAGGTCTCCATCTTTAGATGTGTCAACCCAGAACTCATTATAAAATTCTTTGAGTTCTTTAATAAATTTTGTCTGCATAAACTTGTCTGTGTCTTTAATGTTGGGTGGTGTTGGTTTAAAGTTATAACGGATTCTTTCTCCGTCCATTGATCCAGCATATCCAATTAGATATGGACCAATCTTCCAAACCTTTGGAGCAGTAAGTGCTAAGATGGTTCCATCATCTGATGCCCCACGGTCTCCAGCCATGTAGATTTTATCTTCATGTTTTACTACAGCAATACAGGTCATGGTAAAGCCCTCTCCAGATAGGTGATACTCAAGTATACCATTGCCCAGAGAGGGCTGTCAACTACCGCCAATAATGACTAATTAGCCTTTTTGTCTACCGTCTTAAACGCATCATTGATCTCTGCCAATGTGAGTTTTCCATCGTCCAAAAAAGCCCTTGCCAGTCTTTCAATGACTGTTGCTACGCCTAATAGTCCTGCTAAGAATACTGCCTGAACTGTGTCAATTCCAACTACTGCTCCAGCACCAAGTACTGATAGACCAGAAGCAGCAAACACTGCTATTATACGCATTAAGATATTGGTTATTGCTTTTTGTGGGTGCTCCTTCTTAGGAGGCTCTACTACCTTTTTAGTTGCCATATTTAGTCCTCCTTTCTTAATGGGATTGTTATTAGCCAAATTACTGTTGTTGCAAGTACTGCAATACCAACAATGTCTCTTGCTGATCCCGTCAAAGTTAGCCATGCGATGAAGAAGCCAAGGAGAGTAAAGGCCTGTGCAATCACTTCCACCCCTGCATCTTTAAGCCATGTGAAGAATCCCTTCACAACTTTTTTGATTATTTTCATTTTTACCTCCTCATCCCAATCATTACATTTGCAATCTGTGAAACAATGATTACTGGGATAATGACTTCCTGGGCTTTTTCTCTCTGATCATCTGTCATGTCCATACCTAATTCAGAGAAATTAGATAGGAGTTCTGTAACATCAACTTCAAATACTGCTCCAAGTGGGTCTGCTAAGAATGCTTCTGTTTGTACTTCTGTTACTGCATCTGCTAATGTAAAAGGCATTGGTGTCTCCCCTGCAGTTTCTGCTCTGTCTGTAAACTCAACAAATGCTTCTGCAAGTGCTGGGTTAGACTTCATCTGCTCAGCAATCTGTGCAACTTCTGAAGGCTTGATGCCAAGGTCTTCTGCAACCTCTTGCTTTGCTTCTTGTGTTAATGCTTTGAGAGTTTGGCTAACTGCTGTGATTTGTTCAGGGGAAAGAATAACTAACTTATTATCCTTGCTTGTAAGATTAGCAATAACATTAGATAAATCCTCTTCTGTTCCCGTTCCTTTTTCAGGAACAAGTGCTGCTAAAACTTCATCAGTAATTTCTACATCTGGTTCAGTCCATGGGTTCTCTTCAGGTTCTGGATCTGGCCCAGGTTCTGGTGAAGGTTCTGGGGCAGGCTCTTCAGTTGGTTCTGGAGTTGGTTCAGGAGTAGGTGGTTCCTCTGGGGTAGGTTCAGGTGTAGGCTGGTCTGTAGGGTCTACTGTAGGCTCTGGAGAAGGCTCTGGAGTAGGTTCTTCAGTTGGCTCATCAGTTGGATCTGGGGATGGTTCTGGACTTGGCTCATCTGTTGGCTCTTCAGTTGGTTCTGGAGAAGGTTCTGGTGTTGGTTCTGGGGTAGGCTGATTGGCTGCAGCATTGGCTGCTGCTTGAGCAATTGCAGCATTAAGTTCTCTTGCTGATTGCTCATAATAATATTTCCATGCATCATTAATAGCATTATTTAAATGAACAATTGACTGGTTATATTCATCTTCTGCATCTTCTTTATTTTGTAACGCAATTGCTACATTTGATACAGCAGTGTTATAGTTATTAGTTTTAGTTGTCAGGGTTTGATTGTAAGTATTAAGTGTTGAGACTGATTGATTATAAACATTTAGTTTATCATTATACACATCTTGTGCTGAGTTTCTTGCAGCAAGGGCGTTGTTGTAATCGTTGGTTTGTTCTTGAGTTGCTCCAGGTCCAGATGAGAATGTATTTAAATTACAACTAAAGTCTTCTCCCCATACTCGTGGATTTCCAGCATAGTCACAGCCTGCTCCTGTCATTCCACCAGGTATTGTCCACCCAAGATGATAAGACCCTGGGCCTCCTCCGTTATACCACCATATCTCTACATCTAAAGTTTTGTCTTCGGTTACATCATATGTTGGGGACCATGCACTCCACCGCACCCCTTGCTCTACCCAGTTGTTAACAGCAGGCTGTCCATCAACATACATTCTAAAGCCATCGTCTGTATATCCTGCAAACGCTACTGTTGTAAACCATGATGGAACTGTTATCTGTCCAGCAAATTTAACCACAATGTTTTCATACCTATTTTGACATACTGGAAGTTGCATATAGTTTGAGTTCCATGTGCCTGAGCAGATTACAGATCCAGGTACTGCTGAATTTCCACTTCTTAATAGGTTATAAACTGTGTAGGAAAGACCAGTTCCACCAGCACTATTTAGGGCTTGCTGTGCTGTTTGTAGATTAATATTGGCTATACCAAGTGCATCGTAGGCATCATCTTTATGCTCAAGTGCTGTGGCTACTGTTGCTGTTTGTCCATCTACTGCTGCTTGGGCTAAGTCTTTTTCTTCAAGTGCCGTGGCTTCTGCGTCAATGGCATCATTATATAGGCCAGAGGTTTGAGTCTGGGTTTCTTTTGCAGATACGGCAATATCATATTTATCTTCTGCATCTTCAATTAAGGATATAAATTCATCTTGATAGCCAAGGTCGTCTACACTATTGTTAAGTTCTTGTATTTCTTGGGCTGCAACTGTGAGGGGGTCATCAGAGTAAGCACCTTCTGGGGAGATAATAAGCCAGCCAAATGCTAACAATGTGGCTGCTACTATGCGTATTAGTTTTTTAATTACCTTTCCCCCTTGCAGACATGATGTCTGATAGGATGATTATACCATTTTATTGCACAAAAAAGGGGACTAGCGCTCAGCCAATCCCCTTAGTTGTTGGAATAATTACTTAATGTAAGTAACCTTTGCCTTTGGATTCTTTGCATTCCACTTCTTTGCAAGTGCATTGAAAGCAGTCTTAATTGACTTGAGTGTAGCAGCATTATCTGCTGTTAACTTAGCAATAGTTGCATCCTTAGCAAGGATAACTGCATCTGAAGCAGCCTTTGCATCAGCAAGTGCCTTAGCAGAAGCAGCCTTTTCTGCTGCAAGAGCAGCATCTGAAGCAACCTTAGTAGCAGCAGCATCTGCAGCAGCCTTTACGACTGCAGCATCTGAAATTGCCTTAGCAGCAAGTGCTGCATCCTTTGCAGCCTTTTCAGCAGCAAGTTCTGAGACTAGATCACGAACTGCGATCTCTGCAAATGGTGCAAGTGCACGAGCAGGAAGTCCAACTACGTCTGCTGATGTTGCATCAGTTGAAGTAGTAGGTGCGAATGTGATTAGTGATCGTGTTCCAGTTGCTGGAAGTGTTGCAACAAACTTTGCAACTCCAAAGTCTGAAAGTGTAGCACCAGTTGTTGCTGTTGCTGTGTCTAGTGTTGCTGTAGCAGCAAAGACTGTTGCAGTAATTGACTTACCTGATACCTTGTTACCAAATGTATCTGTTGCAGTTACTGTAATGTCCTGCTTTGTTCCAGCAGCACCTGATGTTGGTGCAGATACTGTAAGAGTATTAATCTTGCCAGCAGTGCCCTGTACATAGTATGTAAGAGTTGTTCCACCGTTGTTAATTACAACTGTGCCAATTGCCGTTGTCTTTGTGTAGACATAAAATGTTGCTGTTGTTCCTGTACCAGTTGCAATTGTCAAAGATGATGATCCTGATGTTGCTCCTACTGGTGCAGCAGATGTGTGTAGTGCAGACACGATTGTTGCATTTGTTGCTGTTACAGAAACTGATGTTCCTGTATCAACTGTTGCTACGAACTTAAGTGCGTCAGCAGCGTCAACTGTGTTGTCTGCAGGCACTGGCAATGATGCAGGTGTAGCAATTGCTGATGCCGTAGTGTTTGCTACGGTATCCAATGATACAGCGACTGTCATTACAGCAGCACTTGCAGGTGTTGCTACGATTGTGCCCAAAGTCATGGCTGCAACCATGGCTAGTGCGATCTTCTTGAATGAATTCATTCGGTATTTCTCCTTATTTATAGTAGATTGAATCTATCCAGATAATCTTTTACATCATCTGGCATAGGTTTATATTCTATCACATTGTCTCTACCAGTGTCAACCTGCTTAGGTCGATCACTAATGGTATGAACTTCGACCACCATATTTTGGTCTTTTGGGGTATGTGATATTGCCCCAAATATTGCTCCACACACGGCATCTGCCAAGTCCTTTGACTTCTTTCGTGGGTGATCAACTCTGTTATTTTTCATAATCTTTAACTGGGTTAGTTCATCAAAGAGTAGTTCAATTGCTGGCATAGCCAGTCTTTCTTCATATACAAGCATAGCCATATCCTCATAATGTTTCTTGGCAACAGAAACAGTATCAGTTCTCATTCCAACCTGTTTTAATTCATTCTGAATATCAAACGATTGCCAACGGTCAAACGATACCATGCCAATATTAAAGCCAAGCCTTCTTAGATTTTGAATCCACTGTTTAACTTCTGAAAGATTAACTGGTCCTTCTATCTTTGGTTCCCACCAGGCTACTGCATCTACTACTACAATTGGTGCTACTTGTTCATAGTTATTAATGACTTGTATGTTTACCCACTTATCTACGTGAGCAATTGCTACTGCACACTTATCGTGTTTCTGTGCAAGGTCAGCATGTACATAATAAACTTTGTCTGGATCAGGCTTAAAAGATTCATCAAACCTCTTGAATGTATCTACTGGATTGCGTAGTGTCATACACGATCTTACCTTGTCTACCTGCTTAAAAAATGCATCAGAAGCAAATGTTGGTACACATGCAAAACGCATCATTGCATCTCCAAGGTCTGTCATAAATGCAATCATAAAGTCATCAATCTTGCGAGTGGGGTTTACTTCCCATGTAGGTCTTTTTAATGCAAACACTCCTGGATATTTATATGAAAGAATCTGATCTTCATCCCAGGAAATTTCAAACGAGTTGTCTGGGCTATCTTCTGGAAGTAGTGGATTGATAGTAAACTTATGCGTTCTTTCAACAACTTCTTTCTCAGCAATAACATCGTCATACTTTTCTGAAATAAAGTCTCCTGGGTATCTTGGGAATGAAAGCAAAACAACCTTACCTAAGTCAGGGAAACGGGAGTCTACTGATCCACGGAAAGCCTTATAGATATTATCAGCAGTTTTTCCCTGCTCATTTCCTGTATTAACTTCAGAAGCAAAACCAGAAATCTCATCAAGAACTGCAAGCAGCAAATTCAAACCCTCGTGCGATTCTCTTTCTGAGTGACCAGAGTAAACAGTAATTGATTTATCAAACTCAATCGAATCAGCCTTAGCATAATACTTTCCTACAAACCATGGAGATCTTTCAATCTTTGACTTAAAACCTTTAAAAAAAACGTTCTTTGCTTGCTGAGCGTTAATAGCAACATTGATTAGGTCGATAGCATCTCCAGATGGCTTACCAAAATACTTTGCTGGATCTTTAAGGCATAGGAGTTTATATACGATATATGAGCATGCTACTGTTGATGTGAAGTCTTTTCCAGATCCCTTGCCAAGTTGCAAAATGATTTCATTCTTTGTGTACTTATCATAATACTTTGAACCAGCATCTTCTCCCATTATGTTTATTAAATCTTCTTTTCTATATATCTGGCTCATTGCTTCAACAATGTCATACTGAATATCAGAAAGTGGTGGTTGTCCTAAATAGGCTTCGCCCTCAACAAATGTTCTTGCATCTACTGGCATTTCATTAAAGTGATCGTCTTGTAGTGCCTCAAGAAAATCATTGAACATCGTGGACAACTGTAATCACCTCGTTGTCTTTTGCAAATGAAGAAAGCCTACGCATAATCTCGTCACGAACTTGTGGGTATTCGGACGCAATATCTTTTAATATAAGGACAAGAATCTCCTGTCGCTTTTCAATTTCCATCATTTCTTCTGCAAGTTCCTTGTTCTCAAGGAGGCCAGCCTTTTGTAGCATATCAATACGCTTAGATTCAATATCCATTACAAGTTTAATGGCAGCAGTTTTTGCGCTAAGATTGTTAGTCATAGATGCTTCATCAATAACTTCGTATGTACGAGAAACTAACTTACTATAATGTGTATCGGCAGCAGCAAGGGCTTCTTTAGCACGAGCACGGATAGCATCGTTAGCAGATGCCATGACCTTCCACTCATTAATAAGTGTAACTACTCTTTGTCTTGGTATGTCAAGTTGTTTTGAAATTACCGTTGGGTCGTTGCCCTTTAGGTATTCTTCTACTACCTGATTAACCTGATCAAGATGCTTAACTAAATCATCTTCAGTTGACATACTTACCTTCTAGTCTATTGATTTCATCTTTAATATAAAAGATTGCTTTCTCAAGATCTTGAATAGTTTTTGACTCATCCTTGATCCCTGCTCTCCACAAATACTTAAAAGCATTACCAATGTTAAAGTTACGATGACGTGTAATCTGAATACACTCTACTCCAGAAGGATCTGTTGTGTAGTGCGTTGGGTGGTTAACTTGATCAACCGTTATGTTTAGGTTTTCACTCATCATCTTCATCCCACTCAAACGACTCTGGCATATTACGCAGTGTTGCAGTGGCATAGGAAATACCAACTGCTGCTACTAATGATAATATAAAAAGCATATACTTAATTTTTTTCATCGTTTTGATTTCCTTAATTTAAATTTTGCAAGGTAGACATAGATAGTCTCAATACTAGCCCCACACTCCTTAGCAATTTCTTCTGGAGTCTTTTTATCCACAAGATATCTCTTACGCATATAGACTTCGCTTGTATATAGTTTAGCACCCACGGTATTAATTGTCAACCCCTTTCTCAAAAATGTCATAGTTATAGGCATTTGAATCCTCTAAGACCCACTTATCATAACTTTCAACATCCCATTTATTTGTATTAACAAGCCTGTGAAGCAATAGGCTTTTCTTTGTTACGAATGAAGGCTCATATAATTTAACTCTGTTGTTAGGCTGTATGGCAAAATTGCCGTCATCTCTTTGAATTACATGCCCACACTTATGCTGTCCTGGGTTCTCAGAGTACCCATCATCTAAAATATTTGAGTCTGGGTTATGCCAATCAAGCGTAAACAAATACTTACCAGGAACATTTTCTTTTTCTCTATTAAGGTAAGACATTCTCATATTAACTAAGTTTTGAAATTTAGTTACAGCCACGTGTGGAGAAAATGAATTCCATAACACAAGGTTATAGATAGGCTCTTCTGGAACTCCTGGCTTTGTACAAAAAGCATTTATTGGCATTCTCCACCACAACCCACCATCTTCCATTAAGAAATGAAACAACGGGCTTCTTCCTTTAATGCTTGACACTCCAAAGATAACACATGGAAAGTATTGATCATGGCTATCTTCTTGGTCTCTTAAAAAATTTCCACGAACATAGCACTCTATTGGTGGTATGTTTGCATTTAACTCTGGCATTATTCAGTCCCTCCTACTGCTTTATTCCAATTCTTAATTGCCCAGTGTCCAATACCACAGGCATCTGCTACATCATTATCTGTAATTGTTCTATCATATTGCATGTTGATAAAATTAATTGTTCTTTGCTTTCTTAGTTCTCTTTCATATGATTTAAGCCATGACTCTGACTTCCCTGGATTTTGTGACTTAATAAATAGTTTTTCATCTTTAGATATCTTCTTGTTTCCAATAAAGTTCTGCCAAGTAATTGGTGCTACTTTACCTATGACCTTTGTACCAGACTGTCCTGCTGCTCCAAGAATCGCACCCTGCACAAGAGCAAGATCAGCAGCAGTCTTAGGGCTATTCATAAATACTGTATGCTCAATAACAATAGCCTCAAAGCCTTCATATATATCAAGGAAAGCCTTTACCTTTTGTCCAGCATCCATAACCTTTTCGTAGGTATCCTTGCCTTTAAAATTAATCTTTCCTACCGACTTTAAAGTTTTTTCTTTAGTATCAAAAATAGCAAAGGCAAGACTATTAGTGCTTGCATCAATAGCACAAATAGTTTTTGGAATTTTATTTCCTATTGCCTCTGCTAATTTCATTTTAAATTATCCTTTATTTCTTTTAGTGCTTTTGCTACAATTGAAGGATTTACATTGCATTTGACACAAAGGCTTTCGTCATTATATATTGACAAAGGCTCTTTACATGATTTGCAATTCCTGTCCTTACCTTTTCTTTTTTGTCTTCTAGAAACTATATACCTTGCAGCAATCTTTTCTTTAGTAGACATATCTCTACACTCAGGTGAACAATATATTTGATATGTTATATCTGTTTTAAATTGTTTGTCACACCATTGGCAATGTTTCATCTAGTGGCTCCAAGGACTTTAGTTTAAAGTCTCCCTTACCAGCCTCTGCACATGCCTTTTTAATAGGACATGATTTGCAAATTTTTGAATTTGAGCGATAGTTCTTTTCAGGCAGGGTTCTGTCGACCCAGGCCTTACGAACTGATCTCATCCATTCAAACGTCTGGTCTACCCACCGACGATAATAATCATTTACTTCTACTGGAAGTATAAGCAACTCATGGTTATTCTTATTTTCATAAATAAGAACTGCCTTTGCTTTCTTAAGAATCTTCATATAAATTAATAACTGAATAAGGTGACCACTCTTTGGTTTGTTGTGTGCCTTGCGGTATTCAAAACCTTCGTTCATCATTGTTTTAATTTCACCAAGAAGTTCTTCTCCTTGCCAGTTAACAATAACATCTCCGTATCCAAAAATTGGTGGATCGTTATTTGTAATCTTGAACTCAGAGTCTACAAGGAAGTCTGGGACGTTGCCCATTGCTTCCTGAATTCTTTCGTGTGACTTTGTTCCTGCAGTCATATTTGCTGCACTGTATGGTGTTGCATCATCTTCAAACATCTGTCCATCAAAAGCAAGGTACCAGTATCTTGGACACTCTCCATGCCCATAAGCAATGGTTGATGGAGCAAAGGTTTTCTTTTGTGTTTGTTTCTCTATGCGATTTACAGTATAACCAGACTGAATTTTTTCAGTAAGTCCAGCAACATCTATTGCGTGTACTGGTGGCTTTTCCTGCTTAACCATAATCTGCTGTAATAAACTTTTTGTCATGTTTTACTCGTTTCTATTAGTATAAGTATAGCAGATTAGCGGGTGATGTACTTGAGTGCAGACACTAAATTATTAAGCGACTCTGCTGCCGTATAATAAAGATTCTTTTTACCACGATCTGACTTGTCTACATTAGCCATCCATGTAGCCTTAAAAGCCATTTTTGCTGCAATTGCTTGTAGCCTTACAATCTCTACATGAGCAACATTAATAGGAATGTCTGGCTTTATAATTAGTTTAGCAATCATTGTTAGTGCTACTGTTAATTCTTCATCTTCCATATAGTCTGCAATCTCTGCAAGACCGTTTACCATATCTATTGTTGTTCCTTGTTGTTCCATTATTCCTCCACTAGATCTTCTAATATGCTCATCTCAATTATAGCAAGTCTGACCTTTGCATTACCCTCGCCCATTACCACAACTATGGCTGGGTCTTTTCCATTTTTCATAGCATCAGTAGTGGCCTTAGCCCAAACCTCTTTATTTAATGTAAAGGATTTTCCTACCTCTTTAAAGTCTACGACAAAGTTCTTCCAGGATGCATCACCCTTCTGAGTATTACGACCAGAGTTTTTGTGCTGTTTAGCACCTATTCTCTTGGACTCACTCTTCTCTGTCATTACCCTTCCATTTCTGCTTACCAAACTTAACCGAACTAAGATGCTTATCTTTACACATCCAAGTCGCTTCTTTTGTTTGTGCATAAAGTCTAAGAGATGTAACTTCTGCTTTACATTGATGACAAACAAACCTTCCATGATAAACGGTATAACTAGGCATTTAGTTTAGCCTTGATTGATTCTTGCAAATCAAGATCCTCTCTTACACGATTAACAAATGCTTCTTTGCCCTGAACTTTTGTACCATCAGGAAGTATGTACCAAGCGCCAGTGCGCTCTACAATTCCATTTAATTCAGCAGTAGTAACAAGATCGCCGATGGTGTCAAGACCAATATCGTCACCTCTAAAATAAAAATCATACTCGCCAGATTGAAACCCTGGGGAGGTTTTTGAGAACTGTAGTTCCCACTTAATAGTTCTGCCAATTTTTTCTTCAATTAATTTATCTCCTACCTTAATCTTGCCCTTAATTGCTTGATTGTCTGACTCTGAAGAAAAGAGTTTAACAATACATGAGGAATAAAACTTAGTAGCCTGACCACCAGAAGGCTGCTGGCTAGTATACATAGCATTGATATTGTTACGAGACTGAGAAATAA